GGCCGCGTCGATCAGCACGCTGATGTCGCCATTCGCGCCCTGGCCGGTGGAGACCTGCGCGCCGGCATTGTTGATGACATTGACCTTGACCTGCGGGGCGCCGCCGCGCCCGGCCGGGAGGATCCTGCCCGGCGTCGTCGGCACGAAGGTCTCCGGGCCGCGCTCGCCGACGCGGTAGGGCTGGCCGGCGTTGACCGGCCCGCCCGTCGCCCGGCCGAACAGCGCGCCGATGCCGCCGAACAGCCCGCCGGGCGCGCCGTTCGTGCCCGAGGTGCCGAACAGGCCGGCAAGCGGCCCGTTGCCCATCAGCGCCGCCTGGAGCGCAGCCTTGGCCAGCGAGGCGGTGAGGCGCTTCATCACATCCTCGGCCTTGGCGCCATTGATGATCATGTCTTCCAGCGCATCGACCGCGGCATTGCCGAAGTAGGTCTGGGCGTCGTTCAGCCCCTTCTGGGCCTTCTCCAGCCGCTCCTTCGAGGCGCGGACCTCCTCGTTCTTGCCGACCTCCTCGGTCAGCCTGGCGATGTAGCTCGCTTTCTCGCTGGTGCTGAGCTTTTCGAGGTCGACCTGCGCCTTGGCGATCTCGACCGCGGCCTTGCGCTCGGCATTCGACCTGCCGACGGTCGCGATCTCCGCTTCCATCACGGCGCGCTGGCGCACCAGGCCCTCGATATAGCGGTCGAGCCGGTCCTGCGCCTGCTCGTCCTCGGACTTGCCGCCGGAGGAGCCGCCGCCGGACTGCTTGGCAGGGATGACGGCATGCTTACCCACAACGAGCCCAGGCGGGCGGGAAGGTGGGAGCGTTTGCCCCTCCTTGACGGCGTTGCGATAGGCGATCTCAGCGGCACGAAAGTTCGACACCGCCTTGCGGGTTGCGGTTTCTTCTTCGGCGCGCTGGGCCGCCCGCCCCCCAGCGTTGCCGAGTGACATGTCGAGCGCCTGATCGCGACGCGCGCGCCTCTCTGCCGATTGCGACTGAGCGATGTTAGCTGCGTTGACTGTCTTCAAGTAGTCGCCGGCACTCGCAATGAGCCCCGACAATCCGATGCCTGCCGCGACGATCGCAGCTTTCGAATTGGAGGCGAACGACGCCCACCCGGTTTCCCACGCGACGTCAAACTGCTTTGCCTTGGCGATCACATCGGAATCGAGGATCGTACCCGCCTCGCCGGCATCTCGCGCAAGCTTCTGAAGCGCGGCCGCACCACCCTCCAGCAATGGGACAAAGTCGGCAGGCAGGCCGAAGCGCTCTGCAAGAGCGATCTTGTCTTGCTCGGTCGCGGCGCGGCTGATGAGATCGGCCGCGATGGCGAGGGCCTCGTTCGTGCTTACGATCTCGCCTTTGCGGTTCTTGTACTTGACGCCGTTGGCGTCGAGGAGCTTCGTCAGCTCGGTCTCCTCGCGCCGAGCCTCGTTGAGAGATTTCGCCAGACCCTGTATGCCGGCATCGAAAGCCTTGCCCTCAATCCCCTGCCCCTGAGCGGCGAGCCGAAGCTCCTGAAATCTGGCGAGATCAATACCGGCGCGCTTGGCGCTGTCGCCGAAGCTGGCGATCTCTTTGTTCGCCGACATCATCTCGCGAGTGATCTTGTCGAAGGCCAGCCCGGCGATCGCCCCTTTCAGGACACCGAGCCCAAAGTCGCCGGCAAGCGACGGGTTCCGGCGCCTGAACTCGTTCTCGATTTCCTCAGCACGCTTCGCCGCGACCTGCGAAGCCGCCTTCATCTGGCGCTCAAGATCTCGGATCGAGGCGCCGACGCTAATGACGAGATCGTTTGCCACGGTTCGCTAGCCTGCTAAATCGGAAGGAATGGGCGGGGGGAGCGGCCGATGACGGCTTTTCTAAAAGTGATCGGCATATTGATGATGGTCACTGGCGGCCTGGTCGCCCTGGTCGCCAAGAGTGCATTTCACGAAATCCTGGCCGCCACAGGAATCGGGCTCGGCGCGGTCGTGCTGGCGCTGGGTGTTGTCGCCAACTATCTGGCGAGCATCCTCGATTTTCTGAGGGCTCGCTTTCCGATGACGGGATCGGAGCAGACAACAGAGACCAGCCCCGTTGACCCGGCCCCGAAAGCCGATCCCGTGGTCTCGTGGAAGAGCCGCGGGAACCGATAAGCTCATGACTAGAGCATGACGTCGGGCGCCGTTTCGAAGAGCGCCCGCACACCGGCTTCATCGTCGTCATCGTTCGTGAGCTTGGCAGCTCCCGCCGAATTGGCGCGCACCCAGCCATCGGCGCAGGCCATGAACTGCCAGAGGGACATCTCGCCGACCTGCTGCGGCGAGAGACCCATCACGACGCCGAGCCCGTAGAACTCGCGGAAGTCGAGCTTTCCGTTCGGGCGGGCAGGGCGCTCTCCTCCCCGACCGCCGGCGATTTTCCCACCGGCTCATCCGGCTTCCCGACAAGCACGGCTTGCAGGACAGCCATGGCGGGCATCACGCTCTCGACCCACGGGCGATCCAGCACATAGAGCTTGCAAAGGCGCAGGGCGGCGACAGGCGCCACCCCCCCGCCGATCAGAGCCAGGCGGAGCGTGTGATAAATGTCTCCGACCAACCATGTGCCCGCTTCCAGCCGGCCGGCGATTACGACCGGGCCAGCATCGCAGAGACGTTGAAGCTCCTCGAGCTGCACCATCGGCAGTGCAAACGGGTAAGTGCCATCCGCCCATTCGAGATCAATCTTGCAGAGGCTCATGACAGCGCCGCCACGCTGGCGCGGGCCAGGGGGCCGTCGCCGGTGACGTTGACGGCGTTCTGCCATTTCGAGCCGCGCTCGCCGGTGAGCCCGAGCCCGAAATGCCCCTTGCCGGAGAAGCGCAGATCCGGCGTGCCGCTGCCGGTGCCGCCGCCGACCAGATGCAGGCGGATGCTGCGCGACTGGCCATCGGTCGAGACGCCCCAGAGCAGCTCGGAGCTTTCCTTGGCATAGACGCCCTCGAACTCCATGCTCCAGGCGAGCGAGAGCACATCCGTCGCCTGCCAGGCCGGCGCATCGGGGTTGTCGCAATCGGGCACCGTGACGTCGTTGGTGTCCTTTTCGATGGTCAGCGACATCGAGTTGAAGCCGCAGAGCTTGGTGAAGACCTCGTCGGGCGAGGCGCCGTCGCCGACGAAGACGACCCCCTTCCCGAACGACAGAACAGTCGGCTGCGCCATGATGGCCTCCGTTGAATGAGCCGGTGATGCGAGTGGTGGTTCAGGCCGCGGCGACGAGCGCGCGGAAGCTCAGGACGGCATGGCTGGTGAGGCCATCCGGGTCTTTCAGATATCGCGTGTCCTGATGCGCGATCTCGAGGAACTGCCAGGCGGCGCCGAGGGCGAGCTCGGCCTCGTGCAGCGCGCCGCGCACGGCGCCGGCGATGGTCTTCGCCTCGACCTGCCCGGCAGCGCGCGACCAGACATGCAAGGTCGCGAAGACCTCCTGACCGTCATGGCACTGGGCGCCGTCGTCGACCGTCTGGAACTCGCCGAGCTCGACATAGGGGAAGGCGACGTCCTGCGGGACCTCGTCGAAGACGCGGCCGGAGACGGCTAAAACCTGCGCGCGCAGTCGGGTGTTGATGGCGCCCTGCAGGGCGAGGGAGGGATCGCTCATTCGCTGCCCTGACCGTTGAACTTCGCCGCCGCCTTGCGGATCGTCGCCTCCATGCCGGAGCGGATTGCCTTCTTCGAGGCCCGCCATGTCGGATAGAAGAAGGGCCGCGGCGGCTTCTTCTGCGTGCCGAACTCGACCGCGTTGGCGTAGTCGTATTGCGGCGCATGGCCCTTGCCGGCGCTGCGCACCGGTTTCGTCGTCTTCGGCCCGCCCGCTTTCACATAGAAGCGGTCGCCGCGCTTGCCGCCCTCGACCCTGACCGTCGCCTTGAGATCACCCTCGCCGAGGGGGGCATTTCGCTGGATCGCCCGGCCGAGCGCCTGCGCCTGCAGCAGGGCCTCAGTCGCCGCTGCGGCGCGGACGTCCATCGGCACCCGCTCCAGGCGCTTGCGCAGCCGGGCGGCGCTCTGTGCGGATTTCGCGGTTTTTGCCATCGGCAAGAACTCCAGCGGCGCGGGCGCGCTCGGCATGAGTATGGGGGATGAGCTTCGGGCCGCCGGCCTTGTACTCGACGAACCCGCCCGGGAAGGGACAGGTGAAGTCGCGGAGGAATGTCACGCGGGGCATCAGGTCGCCGGGCCTTCCTCGAGCATGAACTCGATCTCGCGATTGTCCGGAGACGGCACGATCGAGCGGATCTGGCAGGCCTTGCCGGCATAGGGGCCGGCGAGGAAGACGACGCGATCGGCCGGCGTGACCGCGCTCGTCGCCGACCATGACAGCACGGTCAGCACGCCCTGCAAGGTGCTTTCGAGCCGCCCGGCCGCAAGCTGCTCGCGGCCGAACTTCGGGCGAAAGCCGGCCCAGGCCTCGACGAGAACCGTCCAGTTCGCCGGCAAGGTGTTGCCGTAGCCGCCATCGGCCCCCGGGACGCGCCGCTCGAAGCGGACGCGATGATTGCGCTGGCCGGAGGAGAGCATCAGAGTTCCCGTCAGTAGCGGTGATTGCAGAGCAGGCTGTCGAAGGATGACGGCGCAGCGTCCGGAGTGCTGCCGCGCGCCTCCCACAAATCCTGAACCCGCAAGAGGATCGCCTGCTTGACTGCGGCCGGGCAGGCATCGCCGACGGCGAGCGTCACGGTGATGGCCGAGCCGGGAGCCCGGCGCGGCAAGATGCCGCCGGGCGCCGGGACGACGGCCCGCTCTATCAGCGTGTAATTGCCCGACGGCAGTATCCGCTCAACACCCTCGCCATCGACATAGGCGATGGCGATCGATGTGATCGGGCGGGTCGGCAGACGGGCGAGGTCGGCCCAGTCGGTCGCCTTGGCGACGAGGGTGGCCTTGGCGAATGACTGGCCGCAATACTTTTCGGCATGCTGTCGCGCCGCCGGGATCAGCAGCTCGATCTTGTCGTTCTCGCCGTCATGATCGACCCGGCACTGCGCCTTGGCTTCCACCAACGTCACAGGCTCGGTCAGATCCGAGATGGTCTGGCCGTACCACATCAGCCGCGCTTCTCCGGCGCTGCCTTTTTCGTGGCGACCTCGCGCTTCGTCTCTGCGACGAGCTCAGCATAGTCGGCGTCGATCAGGCGCTGCGCCTCCTCGACGCTGAAACGCTCGGTCTCTTCGCCAGGCGCCAGCGAGAAATCCGAACCGGCCAGGCCGATCCTCATCTTGAGTTTCATCGAATCCTCCATTGGCTTGAGAAGTGGGCGCCGCGAACGGCGCCCACCGGTTCAAGCCAGTGCGATCAGGACGCAGCGGTGATCAGGTGCTTGACGGCGGCCGTGTCGCCGAGGCCGCCATCGAGACGGACAAGGCCGAGCAGGCCGATATCCGGCGCGAAGCGCTCGCGGGCGGTGAAGAGCACGATGCCGCCGACCTTGCGCACGAAATACTTGGCGTGGTCGCCGAAGATCATGACCTTCTTCGCCGCTGCCAGTGTGTCCATCGCCTGGTTGATGCGGTAGCGATAGCCGAGGATCGTGCCGGGCACGCCGTTCTGCACGTCGCCGGCCGACCAGATATATCGCCCTTCGCCATCCTTCAGCTTGCGCAGCGCCGCGAGCGTGGTGTCGTGGAACTGGAACTGCACCTTGGGCCCGCCGCGATAGGCGGGGTCGACCGAATGGATCAGGTCGATGATCTCGTCATAGGTGATCGCCGCCGCGGCCACGGAAGTCCTGCCGAGGCCCGAGCCGGTGACGATGCCCTGCGGATCGCCGACGCCGTCGCCTGTGGTCAGCTCGGTATTGGCACGCCGACCGAGACGCTCGCCGAGCAGGCCGCCGAGCAGGGATTCCATGTTGAAGATGGAATCCTGCGCCAGCTCATAGCTGAACTTCACCCATTGCGTGTCATAGGCATGGGCGCTGAGCGTCTTCTTGCCGAAGACCGCATCCTTGCTGCCGTCATCGGTCGTCGCGCCGCCCTCTGTATGCTTGTCGACCGTCTTGGAGGTGTCATCGAGCGTCGGCATGTCGATCGGATTGCCGGAGGCCGTCGGCAGCGAGGTGCAAACGTCCTCGTCGTACATCGGCCCCCAGGCCTTCATCGACTTGATGATCTCGGTGGCCAGCTCGGTCGGCACCGTGTAGCCGCCGCCGGCAGGCGTCCCGACGGTCTGCATGCGGACCTCCTTCGGAGCGACGCCGGCGCGCAGGGCGGCGCGCTCCTCGTCGTTCAGGGCCGACATGTCTCCGGCGACCTGCAACCAGCGATGGAAAGCCTGACGGTACTCGATCGGCTTGTCGTCATCGTCACCACGCCGCTCGCCATCCCCCGGATTCGGGCGACGGCGAGAACGGCGCTCCTCCTCGGCCGTCTCCAGCTTCGCCATGCGCTCTTCGCGGGCGATCTGGCTGTCGAGCCGGTCGAGATCGCCCATGAAGTCGTCATGGCGCTTTTCGAGCTCGGCGACGCGGGCGTCGTCGGTGTTCTTGCGGATCTCGTCGAGAGCGGAGCGGGCATCGGCAACGAGCTTTTCCCGCTTCTCCTGCAACTGGCGAAGGGTCATCGTAAGTCCTTTCTTCCTATGACCACGTCAAAAAGCCCGCCGAAGCGGGCGTTAGGGCGGGAAGCGGGATGCTGCCGCGCCACCTCCGGCATGGCCGGGGAAACTGCGATGCCGCGCTAGCGGATGCGCCGGATGCGCTGTTCCATCTCGGCCCGGCGCGCCTCGATCCGGCGATGGGCGGGATGCTCGCGCCTTTCCTTCCGGGCCTGCTCGAGCGAGCGCAGCGCGATGGTAGCGCCGTCATAGGCCGGCTCGGAGACGATGCTGACCTCGTGCAGCGCGACCTCGAGGATGGTCCGCTTCGGCGTCTTCTCGGTTTCGTCCCACTCCTCGCGCAGGACACGGAAGCCGAAGGACATGCCGGTGACGTCACCGCGCTCGATC